TTATGGGCAAAATCTGGACAACTCCGCAACCGGATTGAACCTTACCGCGTCCTGGAGATAATCAGGTGCAAAGTGCGCATAGGTCATTGTCTGCTGAATTGTGCTGTGCCCTAAAATACGCTGAAGGGTAATAATGTTCCCTCCATTTATCATGAAATGAGTTGCGAATGTGTGCCGTAAAACATGCACAGACTGACCGACTGGTAAATCAGGCCGCACAGTCCTTATTGCACTTCTGACTATCGCATAACTGGGGTTCATTAATCTTCCCGTCGCTTTGACTTTAATCAGAGATTCAAGATCTTTAGCTATAGGAATAACCCGCCGCGATCCATTCTTTGTCTCCATGAAAATAACCTTCCCACCAATTATGTGTTCACCTTTAATATTGGCAACTTCACCCCAGCGTCCGCCTGTAGCCAGGCTTAACAATACAGCCTTAAGATTATCGCCAGATAAAAGTGCGGTTAGCCTGGGAATATCATCATGTGCAAGATAAGCCATTTCCGGCTGATTAATTGTTAGCTTGCGTATCTCGTGAAATGGGTTATCACCCACAAACTCTTCAACATCAATCAGCTTTTCAAAGAAACCGCTCATCATTGCACAATAACGATTTACCGTTGACTGCTTAATTCCGCGATTCATTAATTCAAGGCGATATCTGATAATATTTTTTCGGGTTAAGTGGTCACTTCTGTTAATACCAAGCTCTTGCATATCACGAAGAACCGCTTCAATTCTGACCCGATTCATCGCGCCATAACGATGATTCTTACCGTGGTACACCCACCACAGTTCCAGAAGATCGCTTAACGCTTTACGTTCAATAGGTTTTTCGACCCAGTCCTTATCGTGATAATGCGTCAGAACATGGCGTTCATACATCGCCGCTTCACCACGGGTAGGAAATCGCCGCCGAAATCTTCTTCCTTCAGATCCAGCAGGCCGCACGTCCACACAGTATTTGCCATCAGCGAGCTTCTTAATCGACATAAGGAAGCCCCCCAATGAAAACATCATCTTGATCACAATTTTGAGAAATAAAAGCCAGATGGACCGTTAACCAGTCTTCTTGCCGGAGTGGGATGATTCCGCTTCGCTTTGCCCAATGTGTGCGAGAGCCGGTACCACCTGCCCGGCCTTTGGTTCGACCTCATCGAACAAAAACCAGTCACGGTATTTACGGAAGACGGGAGACTTGAGCAGCTTTTTTGTGGATTCAAGATTTGGCTCATTTCTCCCCTGTTCATATTGACGCAGGGCCGCTACCGTGAGCCCTGTAATTTCAGCCATTTTTTCTTGTGTAAGCATTTCAGACTTACGCATGATTCTAATTTTTTCACCTACGTTAGTTGACATAGTAAGTTAACTCTCTTAGTTTATGCATCAATAAACACACCTATAGACAATCTAGGCGGCTCTAACTAGTGCTAATAGAAATAGCACCAATAACGGAGGGTATCAGATGAACTATTCCGCTTCGCTTTGCCCAATGTGTGCGAGAGCCGGTACCACCTGCCCGGCCTTTGGTTCGACCTCATCGAACAAAAACCAGTCACGGTATTTACGGAAACGAGCGTGCCGCAAAAGAAGGATCCCAAAATCAAGAGGCATCTTAGATTTCCCACTTTCATAGCCATGATATGTATAGTAATTAATTCCAATTAAATCAGATAGTTCCTTCATTTTCATCCGTTCGGACTCTCTGATAAGTTTTAATTTCTCATTTTGCGGTATTGACATAATTTTTCTAATCTCCAATAATTTTTGTGTATAGCAACACAAGAATAGTCGCAATTGGTTCTACATGGTCCCTATTCGAAAAAGGGGCCAATAACGGAGGATACCAGATGCAAGAAGTCACTCAAAACGCGCCTGAATCGCCTGCCGAAACACAGTGCGATCAGTTGACAGATGCGCCAGAAACCGCACACCAAAAGACCGGGCGCAAAGCCCCTGAACGCCAGGAAATCCGGCTTTCACAAAACCCTTCTCATCTCCTGTCAAAAGAAGGGTTTGCGATGTATATCGGCAAGACCGTTGACGCCATCGTGAGCATGGCAAAAGCAGGGAAATTACCCGCTGTGTACATGGCGGACCCTCTCAAGCCTGGCGGAAACGCCGAACTCTACATCAACCGGAAAGCGTGGGATGAAGCCTGCGATCGACTCACTGAAAACGCACCGCAAGAATGGCACGAATGGGAAAACCGACTTTTTTTATTTAAGCCAGCAGCTGGTTCACGGAATAAACGTATCAGTAAAAAAGCAGCTTAATATCAAACACACAGCGAAATCCACAACAGGAGATTTCGCCGTAAATAATCTAATCGTTGGTGTTATGCGGGGGCGCAACAATCAACCAAGAAGACTTTTGAAAGCAAAGGATAACCCAGTAGTAAGAGCGGATGATGCGGTGCTTTTTATCGCGTCCATTGAGCCACTCTTGGCTGCATCAACAAGCTTGTCGCCAAATGATTGTTTAAGTGACTCTGGATCAAGCTTAAGTAATTCAAGACCTTTGGCCGTGAGAACCGCATCAGAAAAGTAATGCGGAGGAGAAGATTTAGCGGATACATAACCAGCATCAACAAGCCATGCGATGGAGTCACGGCGAAGCTCAAGAGCTTCAACTAGTTGCCTCCTGGAGGATCGGTCTTCTTCAAAAGTCAGCTCTGAAACACCGGTTAAGGCACAAATATCAATAGTTACTTTGCGGGGAAAAGTTTCATAAAGAAACGCAAAAGTTTTACCAACTGTTTCATTAAAAACATCAAGATTTGAAGGTATTGACATGACTGACTCCACTCAAACAAAAGACTTATACAGCGATTTACGCTTCATCATCATACAACAGCAATCAGGCAGGATGGATCCAACACGTGCAAGCAAGGCCTGGAAAGAAGCCCTTACCGATCAGGGGATCGATGTAATTAGCGAAGTCATGGCTGAAGTGATTTTTAGGCTGACAAGAGACGAATCACTGTAATCATCGCATAAGGACCGAGTGAAGAATGAAGCAACAACGAAATGCACGCATCAATAACAACACCGAACGCCACGTTGCACGCCAGCACTTCCGTAAAAATAGTGCGACCGTAACCACTGAAATCCACGCAACACCAGACGGCCATCCGATAAAACAAACCGGCAAGCACACCTGGACGATTGGCGACACTGGCATCGTTATTCACAAAAGTTTTCGCAGCCCTGTTACTGGCAGATTTAATTTCACCCTGACTCGCGGGGATGATTACTTCGGACAGGATTTCACATTTTTTGAAGCCTTAAGAACGGCAGACAGATTAATCAACGGCCTGCGTTTTCAATATCCGGGAAGCAAGCACTGATAAATAAAGGATTCAGCCATGATCGAAGCCTACAAAATACTTATTAATAACGCGTTGCAGCGTTACCACTTCGAACTTGCAAACCGGGGCGTAACTAAGGATGAAAGCCTTCGTAACTCACTGCGCGGCGCAATTATGGGGCTATACAACTGCGCGCTGGGCAGCGATGACCGTGAAGCACTGGAAGAATTAAAGTCGATTATGACAGAACTGTTTGAAGGTGAAATTGTCGAGCCTTACTTCACAGGAGTGGCAGCATGAGCATATTCCTTTCATGGGTAATTCTGATTATCTCCGTGCTTATGGCAATCGGCATTATGCGAATTATCCACACACTGAAGGATATCGAATTATTCTTTACCGGCGATAAACGCCGTAAATAAAGCGAAAACCTTATGAAGAATGTAAAAGCAATACTCACCATCGCCACTGTATGGGTGATATTTCAGGTGAGTGCGCTTATCTGGTTAGCCCTGAAGATCTGGGAATAACCTGAAGCCGAAAGCAGGCGCGGAATAACACCAGAAAACACACGAGCAATTAATTAAGGCATTCATGCCTTCGGGTTCCCTTTGTCTTTTTTTCAGGAGTCAACAAATGAGAACAGCCGAATCACCCGGCAGAGAAATAGCCGCCAGACCAGCTAACCATCATGCACATATCAGCATGGCCGCAAGAAAAGCCGAGCGTGCGCATATCTGCGAATTGCTGCGTGACCTGGTTGACACAGCGAGAGAGAAGCACACCTCCCCGGAGGAAACCTGCTCATCCATTGAACGACTGATTGCAACGCTCACGAACAACGCCGAACAGAAGGAGTGCACACAGTGAACCATCTCATGATCGACACCGAAACATTGGGTACCGGACCGGACGCAGTCATATTCGCGATTGGCGCGGTGTTTTTCGACCCGTTCACCGGAAAGCTGGGCAAACAGTTTGAGAAACTCATCGACCCGGTGGATTCAGAACGCAACGGTGGAACCGTCAATGCAGCAACCGCCGTATGGTGGGCCGGACAATCCGTGGAGGCCAGATCCTGCCTGCGCAACGCAGAGGGAACAGAGCTTGCGGCAGTAACCGAATTTCTGGCGTTCATTTCACGCAATATGCATGACGAAAGCACGGGCAATTCACTGACCATATGGTGTAAGGGCGCATCCTTCGATTTCCCGATCCTGAAATCCGCCATAACACGCACAGCCGGAGAAAAAAGCATCCCCTGGTGCTACTGGAACGAGCGCTGTATGCGCCCGCTTATCGCCATGGCTGAATCAACTGGATGGAAAATGCCAGGCAGATCAGGAAAAGAGGCCATTGCTCACACCGCGCTGGGCGACGCCATTTACCAGGCAAAGGTCGTGTCAGAAATCTGGCAGCGCTTCACAACACCATTCCTGAACATATGAGGTGAAGCCATGGTCGCCATCCTGAATGTGTGTTGCTGCCCCCCCCTGAACGTGGAAAGAAAAGCCCGCGCATCGCTGCGTTTATTCCGCGACGGCGTGCGGAATTTTTCACGCATAAAACCCCACGACTACCTGGTAATAAGAATCGGTTTTCGCTGGCGATTGCTGAGCAAAAACAACGGGGCGTCATGGGATTTATTAACGCACGAAACCTATAACAAAGAGGCCGCGTTATGAGCAAAGAACTGTTATCCGGTACGCCACTGAAATGGGTGGGCGGAAAAAGCCGCATCATGAACACACTGAAGGCGCACCTGCCAGAAGCCGACTGTCTGGTTGAGCCGTTCGTGGGCGGCGCATCGGTATTCATGAACACCAGTTACAAGCGTTACATCCTGGGTGATTCCAATGGTGCGCTGATTAATTTCTACCGGCAAGCCAGGGACAACACCGACAGCCTGATCGACGAGGCGAAAACCCTGTTCCTGAACCACAACAACAGGGGTGACTATCTCATCATTCGCGAAACCTTTAACGCAGAGAATCATGCCTTCCTGAACAGCAGAACGGGAATAAGCGACCGCCGTGAACTGCGACTGGCCGCCATGTTTTTGTACCTGAACCGACACAGCTTTAACGGTTTGTTCCGCGTGAACGGAAAAGGCGATTTTAACGTGCCTTTCGGCTGCTACCGCAAGCCCTACTTCCCTGAGCGTGAAATCCGCGCATTTGCAGACAAGGCAAACAGCACCCGAACGCTGCTTATCCACGCAGATTTTAAGGATACGCTGAACTCTGCCAGTCACCTGTTCGGCATGGGCAACACGCTTTGCGTGTACTGCGATCCCCCTTACCTGCAATTCAGTGGCCGGGACAATTTTACCGCCTACGGAAAACCATTCGATGAAGACGAGCACGTTCGTCTGAGGGCAGCGCTTGACCGCCTTTCACAGGAAACGGGCGGCATGACCAGCATCACCATCTCCAATTCCGACACACCGGAAACCAGACGCATTTATCAGGGTTACCGGATGAACACCATCCTGGCACCACGAAGCGTTGGCGCAAGAACCCGGGAATCAGCACCGGAGGTTATCGCCACCCTGAGACAGTGCGACGCCTGCGGTCGCCATGGCGGTGGCTACTGCCCGGACTGCGGACCTGTAACGGAAGATGCAACTTACAGCGCGATGTTAATCACCGCCAGTACGTAAACAACCAGTAAATCAGTAACACCGGAGTCAGGAAATGAATAGCGAAAACAACAAAGAGCTTTTGCGGGAATTGCGTCTCATCGCCCGTGCACATGAGGAAGCAGCAAAAGTTATCGCTGCTGCTGGAAGACCAGAGCTCGTTATCACTTCAGCAATCTCACTGAGGATCACCATGGAAGCAATTCAGGTAATTCAGGATCAGGAAAGTGAAATCGCCACCCTTAAAAAGCAGCTCAACGAGAAATCTGCCGGGCAAAGGAGTCAGCAATGATCCAGGAATCAACCGTTATCAGATTCACAGCCAACGGCCGTCAGTACGAGGTAGACGAAAGCCTGATTGACCAGGGCATGACACGCCAGGACTCACGCAATTCTGAGATGCATCACATCCGCCTTATCAACGGTTCGCACTTCTGCGCCACGAACATGGAAGAAGTACGCGTGCTGACAGCAACACGCAATACGGGAGGTAAAGCATGGCAGTGATTTATATCGCCGGTCCAATGACCGGATACAAAGATCACAACAGAACGGCGTTTTTCACAGAGGCGATGAGGCTCGCGGCAGACGGGCACGTTGTGCTGAACCCTGCCACGTTGCCGGAAGGATTAAGCCAGCAGCAGTACATGAGCATTTGTATTCCGATGCTCATGTGTGCCGATGTCATTTACTTGCTGGAAGGCTGGGAGGATTCAGCTGGCGCGCGGGCGGAGTACGCAATGGCACTCAAGCTGAACATAGACGTGTCATTACCGCCTGTCAGGGAAGACGGTAAAAGCATCACGCAGCCGGGAGTCGATCAGACGCCGCACAACCAGCAGATTAACCTTTCGGAGTAACGCAAATGCTCGCTGGCAGACAGACCAACAGATGCGCTCGCTTTGTTTTTTGCGGGCCTGACAAACGCCTTCATGGATGCGCTGTTCGTTTCTTCCAGATACAGAATGCGCTCAATCAGGCGTTCAGTGCTCATGAAATCCCTTTGCGTAATCAGACGAAGGTAGCTCTGTTTCTGCCAGCACGCCAGTTCGGCGACGAATTCACACTTGCTGCAAAACCAGGAAAAAACAAAAAATGCCAGTCCGCAAAGACTCATCAGGACGGGGAAACCTACGAGAAGAAAGGACAATACCGCAGCAATCAGCGCCCCGGCGCGCAACATGGCAGCGGCTTTATTGCTGAGTATGAAAACCATCTCTTCCAGCCAATAGCTGTACCACAGATGAAAAAAAATCTTCTTGTCTGCTTGCTCCATAGTAACAGGCATAAACAACCTCCATTGTTAATAAACGCCGCTATCCCTCGGCGCATTCCATTTTTGCGCCGCGATTATACATACTTCAGCACGCAACACAAAAACCGCTTGCCAGCGCTCGTCGTGTCAGGTTACATTTCCGCTGCACCTCATAAAACGGGTGCCGGGATTTCCACCCCGCTGACAAACGAAGCGCACAGCCGCGCCAGCGGTTTTTTTGTGCGTACTGTATCGCCACGTCTTTTTCGCGTCAGAATTATGGCGGGGCGTACAGGGCCGACTTCGGTCGGGCCGGTTTCTTCGTTTGCCGGTTGTGGAAACCCTGTACGTCTCGCCACCCTGAGTTTTCCACCTCTGGTTGGTGAGTTTTCAAAATTCACAAACGAAGAGGCCACACCATGGCAAACCGCAAGCAACAGCGCGCCCGCGCTGAGCGTCTTCACATCCGCAGCGAAATCAACCGCAGACTCCATCGGGCTGCATCTGTCGCCTTTATCATGCAGTCAAACGTATTACACCGACTTAACGACGGTATCGCTGCCGGGTATTACGCGGCAGTCTTCAGCTATCTCGCCGAAGATCTGGCAGAACTACAAAGCCTCATCAACCAGCACCGATAAACCACATCCGGAAGCTATCCCACACCTGCACGCGGGAGGCTTCCGCACATCTGTTACCGGAGGTTCTCATGAAGAGCGTTAAGGGACTTTCAGATATTCAGGACTTTTTTAACTGGATGTGGGCGGTGGATCCCCTGCTGGCTTCCCGCCTGAACAACTGGCACGACTATTACCGCCGCGCCTGTAAACAGGCTGCCCGCAGCGTCACCACATACGGGGATTTCTCCTTCACCGTGGACGGTCGTTACCGCGTGGACGTGAAAGGTGATGGTGATGGACTGGGTTTATTTCACATCAACGGCACCGACAGTACCGCCATCAGCTGGTCGTCATCAGAGATGGCGCTGGTTCTGGAAATGACAACCCACAGCGTGGCCGTGAAAGGTATATACACCGCAGAAGGTTTTATCGGCGAATACCAGCGCCTTCTCGTGCTGTACCGCGCGGCGTTTCAGGTGGCAACTGCCGGGGAGTACGACGCATGAGTGACCGCAATGCACAGCTGGCGTACCCGTGGAACGCACCGCTACCGGTTATCGATCCTGAAACGTTCGGCAGAGCACAACCAACCGCATTACGCCAGGCCATTCAGAGCTACATCAACGAGGACATTCGCATTGATGCCAGACTGGATGAAGAAACCGTCTCCTTCCTGACAAACACAGACGAAGGCAAGCGAATTAATTCGCACCTTCACCACGACGAAGAGCGTCGGATCAGACTGGAAAAACTGGCGCGGCACAAACGCGAAAATCCGCCCACACTGGTATCTGAAGCCATGGCAGAGCTGCGCGCCCTGCCGCCGTTTCTTGCCAGTCCGCTCATCCGGGACCTGGCTCGCCTGAGCCGCAAACAGGAGAGCGCACGCCGGGAAGGGCTTAAGAATAACAGCGCATATGCGGCGGATAACTTCGTTCGTCATGGGCTGCGTGCCCGCCTGAAACGTATCGCCCGTGTGAATGAACGCTTTGCCACCCCGGCCTTTAAGGCCACCGCCGCCCGCGAACGGCTGGATGAACTGCTTATACTGCCGCAGCTGAGCCGTGACGAAATCCAGCGCCTTGCCACCCTGACCGCCACCGCGTTTTCCGCCGCACTGGAGCGCGCATGTGATGAGATCATCGAAAAGACCGGCAGGGGTGACGATGACCTGTTCACCTGGTTACTGACCTACCAGTCACTGGCACACATGGCGTTAAAACTGGGTATCACGCCACCCTGCTGGCCGTCGCTGGAAATCAGGCCAGACCGCCGCACCGCCCCCAACCCGGAACGGGTGCCGGGTGCGGTCATGCGCCTTTCCTGTGCGACATGGTGGAACAGTCAGTTAAGACACCTCCGGGACATCTGGCGTGAAGAGCTGTTACGCGCCGCAGGTCTGGTGTCACGTAAGACATCGGTATATATCAGCCATGAAGCGTTACTGGACTGGCGCGAAAAACGCCAGCGCACCCGCGATTTTCTGAAGGCCTGGGACATCGAGAACGAAGAGGGAGAACGGTTCAGCCTTGAGGATATCTACTGGGCAGGTCTCTCTAATCCGCGTAACCGCCGTAACGAGATGATGACCTGCGCCCGGGGAATGGAGCAGGTCGCCGAAGCACGCGGCGATGTGGCGTTTTTCGTCACCGTCACAGCCCCTTCCCGTTTTCACAGCGTGAACGATGACGGCAGTCTGAACCCGAAATACTGCGGGGCAACGGTACGCGATGCCAGTGATTATCTGGTTTACCGCTTTTTCGCCGCCGTCCGCAGGGCCATCGACAAGGCCGGGCTGGGCTGGTACGGCGTGCGCACAGTGGAGCCCCACCACGACGGTACACCGCACTGGCACATGCTGGTATTCACCAGCCAGGAAAACGAAGCCCGTATCACTGAAATCATGCGCAACGCCGCCATCAGGGAGGACCGCGCAGAGCTGGGTGATGATATCTCCCCGCGTTTTAAATGCGAAAAAATCGACCCGGCAAAAGGCACACCGACAAGCTATATCGCGACCTATATCGGTAAGAACCTGGACGCCAGCGCCTTCATGGGAAATGACCCGAAAACCGGCAAACCTTACGTCGATAAGGAATCAGGCAAAACCATGGCCGAAACCGTGGAGAACGCCATCGGCTGGGCAGGCCTTCACCGCATCCACCAGTTCCAGTTCTTCGGTATCCCGCCCCGCCAGGTATGGCGCGAACTCCGCAGCCTTGCCGGGCAGATGGCCCGTAACCCGACTGCCCCACAGCGTCTGGACCATGACGACATTGACGCCATACTGGCCGCCGCCGACGTGGGATGTTTTGCCACCTATATCACCCGCCAGGGTGGTGTGCTCATTCCCCGCAACACGTACCTGGTCCGCACCGCATACGAAACTGCCGAAGAGGCCAACGACTACGGCGAATTCCCGCAACGCATTTACGGCGTCCGCGCCCCGTTACTCGGGGAGCGCTACACCATATGCACCCACCCGGACACCTGGAAACTGGTCAGACGTAAGCCGGAAAACGAAGACCGCACGGACGAGGGTTTTGACGTTGAGTGCGGCTTTGCCGCACCTTGGACTCGTGGCAATAACTGTCCCCATGATGAAAAAACAGACACCGGAGAGGGTAAAACCCCACCACCGGAAACCAGGAAAGAACAAAAACTGGTCGTCCCGGGAGGTGATTTGGGTGAGTGGTTAAGGTCACTGACCCCCACAAAGCGAAAACAACTCACCAGGCAGCTGAAAGATGCGACATCTGACACAAAAACCGTGAAAACCGGCAGCCCCACCACGCCCGATGACGTCATACATGTGCGTACAGCATTGCCGCTGACTGACGTCACCACCACCGTAATCAAGTCGGCACTGAGCGCGACGGGCGAGGAGCTACACAGTGGCGCAGCACTTTCCGTACACAGAGGTGCACGCGTTCGCCTGCCTGACGGGCGGATTGTGCACTGGGATGAGAAATCACGAAGCCTGGTGGCAGCAGATCAACCGGAGGTGAACCCATGACACGATTCCATTGTGTACTCCAGCGCCATGATTTCAGCGCCATCATGAGTGGACGCATTCCGGCACTGACGCTGAGCGGCGTCAGTGTTCGACCACAGCCAGGCGACGAACTGGAGATCACGATCGCAAACCCCGATCGCAGCACAGATACCGTCATGACCGACATCCTGACTGCAAGAATCAACACCGACAGAAGCGCATTCATCGTTGCCGTGCGCCCTCGTCGCGCCATATCAGAGCCTGAACCACTGACTCCCGTAGGAAAAATCATGCAGGCATACCACGAAAAACAGACCAGAAAACTCAACGAAGAACTGGCAAGAACGCTGGCCGTCGTTAACCGAAAAGCGGCAATTGTCCGCTATGTGCATTCGGCCGCCAGCAGGCAATCACACAGGTAACAAAAGACCATGAACATGACCAGAAACAGCAAACCGAAGGAGCACACCATGAACGACATCAGGAGGATCAGCGACAAAGAGCTTACGAAAATGATTGAGTCGGCGCAGCAGCTGCTTTCACGACGAAATCCGGTTGTGGAAGAAACATGGTGGGAAAATTTACTGACAGCACTGACCGAACTCCGCGAACGCCGGAACAACGAAGGAGCCGCCAAATGAAGACACCCAGAATGACCGGAAAGGTAATCATTTTACGCTACCTGGAAACGCACGCACGCTTCAGCGCACCAGAGCTGGTTGAAAAACTGGGCGTGAAAAGGACCATCATTAATCAGGCCGCCGGAAAGATGGTACGCGAAGGGCTGCTGGTTGTGGACGGGTACACGGACAAGATAACGCATTACCGGAAGCCAACGGAAAAGGAACGACTGGAGCTGGCGCAACGGGCAGAATGGCAACAAGAGCCGTCCGTAATTGAAGCCTGCAAGCGCAGCGAAATCATGAAGAGAATTCTGTTTATCTACGGCGCTGGCGAAGAGCTGCCAGTCATCTAACCCCAACAATAAAACCAACACGGGAGACAAATATGCCAACACAGGTTGCAACAGAGGGACGACTGGCAGCAGACCCGAACACAAGGAGAACAACCAAAGGAACCAACGCCACAACGGCACAACTGGCGGTATCACTACCCTGCCATGGCGCAGAACAGCCAACCACAATGTGGCTTTACCTTATTTCATTCGGGAAGCAGCACGAAGAACTGGCAAAACACAGAAAAGGCGATCTGATTCTGGTGCACGGAAACTTGCAGGTAAACAGGTATCAGGACAAGTACGGGCAACAGAAAGAGGGCTGGCAGCTGCTGACGCAAAGCATTATCAGCTCAAGAACCGGGCGATGACTTCACGCATGTTACCCTCAGCAGCGAGGGTAACACAGGATTTCTTTTTTCAGTCAAACCGAAATCGGCCGCTTGTCGCGTATGCATAGGTGACCACCGCACCCAGCGCATTCACACGCTTCTTCACATAAATCACATTACCATCCTGATAGTCACCGTATGGGTAGCAAATAAAGATTGTTTTTTGCAAATCAGGATCATCAACAAATGCCCCTGAACAACTTTTTGAGCTACCGCGACTGTACTCATAGGGAGCGGAATAGAATGAATCTTCACCCGGAAGAAAATATATCAGCGTAACCAGGAGGGTAAACAGAATCATCCAGGTAAGAAGGCACATACCCGAAAAAAACTTAAGATACGATGTAACCCCGGTAAATTTAGACCGATCAACCAGGTTCTTTTTCAACAGGCACAGTGAGACAAAAACCGAAAGCACCACAGACACTGAAACAAGGCAGTTTGTCGTGAACGAATAAAGGTAGGTAATTCTGTAAACATCGTTTCGCCACCAAATAAAAAGAAAAATCCCCCCCAAAACAGAAAGCGTGACAAAAGTTAAATAAGGATATGAGTAATTTTTCACAGTTCTCACCCGGCAATACACCACTGATTCAGACAGATGAATATCATCACCACCTGCCACAAAAAATCGCAAGATCAAAACTGCACAAAAGCGCACGAAATTGCACAATTTTTCTAATGTACTTTTTCCCCATTCCGCCCGGTAACGGCGCTGGCTGAGGCCGGTTTGCACGGTGCACGAAAAACGAGGCAATTGCAGCGCGCAGGCGACGAGGGAAGGGCGCCCGAATTGAGGGGTGGAAGGCAGGTTGCTTTATTTGGGGTCGTATTGCGCGTGATACGCCAGCAGTAAAGCCTGTTTTAAAAAACCACACCGAAACAGAGTCAGAAAAACAGGCCGCCAGAATGCGTCTGGTTGAGTTTTACGGGGTCGGGATTAAATGCGGAAACATCACACCGCAGGCATGACGCGAAAAAGAGAAAAACCACAGCAAAACATAATGTTAAATGTTATTGATGAGTTGAGAAGCGAAAGGTGTATTGCGTTGACAGAGCTGGAGAGTCGGGGCATAAATTTTTTATGCCCCGGCGAAGCAGCCGACAAGCGAAGCGCGTCAGCTGGCGCCATCCTGAAGCAGCGAATAGGGATTAAAGCGCATCACTTCAACCCCAAGCCATTCATTGACATGCTTCATCGCTTCCATGACCGGTTGCAACTCGTTGATGAAAAATACCCTCGCCGCCTTCTCAACGTCACCGAACGCCGCGTTCCCGTCAGGCATTGCCCCCATCAGCTGAGGCGGTACACGGTGAGCCGCAAGGATATCGTCGCGGGCACTCCCCTTGATGTTAAGGAATTCGTCCTTCGCGGTGATTTGCTGGAACGGCAGTATTTGCACACCATCCTTGCCGCCACCTGGCGCGTGCAGAAGGATATTGCGGAACGCCCCCTTGCCACGGGATTCCGTGAGTGTTTTCTTGATGGCTTCCACGCTTTCAGCGTTTGCCTGGGCGGCACCAACATAGACAATGCACCCGGCATGTGAACCGTTGTCATAGTAGAGCTTGCGGAACGTATCCGCTGAGTTCGACAGACTCACCGACAGCAACCCACCGATATACTCCGGCATCCCGTAGATTTCCTGGTTGATATCGGGGTTCAGAACGTGGCACACAGCCCCCTTACGGAAAGCAAATTCAGAACCATCATCATTGAGGTACCAGTACGTATCGAGATCACTGCCCCGCCGCGTGTATTTCGCCAGCGCAGGACGAAGCGCAATGGGTTCACCGAACTTGTTGCGGCGGACTTCAAGATAGGCATTACCGAACACGAACCAGTCCAGCGCAAACGCGGAAAACGCCTGGCGGGACAGTAGCGGATGAGGAACAAAGCAGCCGTTCAGGGCATTACGCTTAAAATACAGGGCCGACTGGTGCCATGATGCACGACGCGAGGCGCGAGCAATGGCATTCCAGTCCATGGGGGTGTCATAGTAGCGGCCATTATCGGCGCACGACATGTTATCAAGCAGATCAAGACGGCTTGCTTCATAAGGACCGTCAAACGTGAAAGCACTGAGTGACGGCGCTGATTTCAGTGCATCAGCCAGTGAGCCCGTGCCGCGCTTTCCGGTGTATTTTTTACGTTTACTCATTGTGTTCAGAACTCCATTGCAAAGCCACGATTATCCTCACGCTCTGCGCCGATTGGCTCATTGATAACAGCAAGCATGGTTGCCCAGGCGAGATCACCATGACTGACACCGCGTGAGCGGTCAGTGTCATAGGTGATATAGCCGCCGGGCGTCTGTATTTTTCGCACCGATGCAAAGGCCTGTACCAGGTCGCGCTCGCTGCGGTCATACTCCCAGCGTCCGGCACGGACCACCTGAAGCATCTTCATGACCAGCGCCCGCTTTGAAGCGATATTAAAGTTATACGGAACAGCCAGGGGGAAGAATTTTTTCACTATCTGATAAACCCCTTCCCCGTTCCCGCCGGTGACATCAATCCCGATATGCTTCACATTGTATTTTTGGGTGTACTCCTCAATCAGGGCGGCCTGCTGTTCAAACTCCATGCCCTGAACCCTGACGGTTTCCACCGTACGAAAACGCCCACCGGCAACAAGGGGTGGCACGCACACCGACAGCGCCCCGCAGTCCCCCTTCCCGCTGCTGCCGTTGGCGTCATACCCGAGCCAGACTTCCCTCACCCCCATAGGGCGGACAGCAAAAGGCTTCCAGTCCGGCCATTCGTCATAGCCATCAACACCGCACCCGACGAGCGTATTCAGACTGAAGGCTGCCTCACCATCACGGACAAATTCGCACATGTACAGATTACGAAATTCACTTTCTGTATTTTCGCCGCGAATAACACCAATATTGGTGTACCGCCATCCGTTAGCGACAGCATCCTCAATAGTGACAATCTGCCGCCATGTTTCGTCAGGAAAGAGCACGCCCCCCTTCAGATGCGCATGTGAAACATCAAACTCACTGCGTTTTGAGCGTGGCTGTTCGCTGTTCCAGCGGTCCCCCGTCCAGAACTGATACGCCTCATGTGTTTCACCTGACGGTGTTGAAAAGTAGGTTCGCGTAAGCCCTTCCAGTGTCGCCATTGCCCCAGCAACCTTCCTGAGTTCCACAAAGTTACTGACCCAGAAAAATTCATCAAATTTAAGGTGTCCGGTATACGACTGAGCGGTTGCTGCCGATGTGCCAAGGAAGTGAAGCTCTGCACCGTTAGACAAAACAATCTTGTCCCCCCCTTTCAGTTCGACATCAACTTCCAGCGCCGCCTGCTGAATAAAGTGTTTGAACTGATATGCCTGGCGACGGGATGCGGACAAAAATATCTGGTTGCGCTGGTACCCGGCGGAGACATCATCACGCAGTGCATCAAGGAGTGCTTCGCGCGCAAAATACCAGGTCGCACCAATCTGACGCGACTTCAGGATCATGCGGTTGCGGTGATGGCGGTTGTCGTACCATTCGCGCTGATGCCAGGCCAGTGACGGCAGGATTTTTTCCCTGAGTGCGACAATCTGCTCTTCGGTGAAGTGATTTTTCAGTTTGCGCCTGCGGGGCTTCTTACCGGAAACAGCCTGTTCTCCCTGACCGTCATTCAGTTTTTTCAGCTGGCGCGTGAGAAGGTCAATTTCCTTAAAATCGCTGCCGCTTTTCTCTGTTTTTGTGGTGAGCTGGATCAGGCGCGCATCAATGGACTGGGTGACCCGCTGGATCGGAGGTGTGGCATCCCACTCATCGCGTTTTTTCCATGAGTAAATCGTGTTCTGGCTGATCCCCATCAGTTGCGAGATTTCCGCAGGTGTGTACCCTTGCCAGTAAAGTTGTCTTGCCCTTATGCGGACAAATGCATCCTGAATCATTGACGCCCCCTTGCTGTTTGATCTCAAGAGTAAACGCCCGCGCATTCATCCAGGTATCCGGTGCCATTGTCGCCACGCTCTTACAACATCGCCGCCTTGAGGCGCAGCCATCCCCTTATCATCATGAAGAAAAGCAACCCACAGAAAGGGGATTTACATGGCAAGTAAAAACGCGCCAGTACGAAAAAAATTCCGCGTCGCCGTCTCGGGCACAACCATCGACGGACGTGAAATTTCAGGCCAGATGTTGCGTCAGGCCGCAGAGAACTACGACCCGGAAGTGTGGGGGTCACGGGTGAACGTGGAGCATATGCTTTCACGTATGCCATCCAGTGAATTCAGTGCTGTGGGGGATGTGATTTCACTCTCCACCGAAGAAATCACGGAAGGCAAGCTGGCCGGTCGCACTGCACTGTATGCCGAAATAGAGCCAACCCACCGTATGACGGAGATGTTGCGAGACGGCAAGAAAATCTACTCAAGCATCGAGCTTGAACCCAACATTGATGCCATTGGCGGACCTTACGTAACCGGCCTGGCAATGACCGACACCCCGGCAAGTCTCGGCACTGAACGACTGAAATTTGCCGCTCAACAGCGCGCCAGCATCATGCAGTTCAGCAACCGCGCCGGTGAAGTTGCCATGTTCACCGAATGCATGGAAGCGGAACTGGTGGCATCCGTCCAGGACAGCAGCGAAGAAAGCCGGAAGTGGTTTTCGCGCGTCATGGCGCTCATCAGCAAAACCCGTGACACGGACAGCGAGCAGTTCGCTCACGTGCGCGAAGCCGTCGAGAGCATTGCCACGGAACAGGCCGGCCTTCTGGATCGCTTCCATGCGATGGAAGAGCAACAGCGCAGTGATAAGGCATCAATGGAAGCCCTGACCCGCGAACTGACTGAACTGAAGGCGCAGCTGAAAACCGAAGACGCAGACAAGGAACAGCGCTTTGCTTCAGCCGGTGGCAACAGCCACGCCCTGGCTGATTTTTAACAGAGGAACAAAATCATGGGAAACCGCTTAACGCTTTCTCGCGAAGGCCGCAGCAATCTTGAGGCCTATCTTGCACGCCAGGCTGAACTGGCCGAAACCACCGTAGAACGACTGGGGAAAACCTTCAGCGTTGATCCGGCTGTTCATCAGAAGATGGAAAACGCCATCAAAGAGAGCGACGAGCTGCTGAAAAGAATCAACAGCATCGGCGTTGACGATCAGGAGGGTGAAAAAGTCCTGGTGAATACCAGCGGCCCCATCGCCAGCACCAACTCAACCAGTGACGGCGTGAAGCGACGCAATCCCGCTGACGTCTCTGATCTGGCATCACGTCGTTATCGCTGCGAACAGGTGAACTACGACACCTTCATCAGCTACGCACAGATTGACGCGTGGAGCAGCCAGAAAAACTTCCAGCAACTGCTGAGTGCACAAATCACCCGACAGATTGCACTGGACCGTATCATGATTGGCTTTAACGGTGAGTCGCACGCCATCATCTCCGATCGTTCTGCCAACCCGAAACTTCAGGACGTTAACACCGGGTGGCTGAAACACATCCGTGAACACGCCACGACGCGTGTCGTGAAGGCAATGACGCTGACCCGTCGCGATCATGAAAACAAACTGGTTGCAAAAGGCGACTACGGCAACGCTGACGCGATGGTTAACGACATTCGCTCTTCCATACTGGATGAGTGGCACAAGGACGCCCCGGATCTGGTTGTTGTCATGGGCCGCAACCTGTTCAACACGCTGCGTCTGCCTATGATTAACGCCATCAGCACCACCAACCCGAACACGGAGCTGGTCGCCGGACAGCTGATTACAGCCTCCCGCACCATTGGCGCGCTGCCAACCTTCTTTGCGCCGTACTTCCCGGACGATGCCATGCTGATCACGTCGTTCAGCAACCTTTCGGTCTACTTCCAGAAAGGGTCACTGCGTCGCTTCATCCGTGAAGAGCCGGAGTACAACCGTATCGCCACCTACCAGTCCATGAACGACTGCTACGTGGTGGAAGACTACGGCAAGTGCGCACTGATTGAGGGCATTTCTTTCGCCGGTGAAGATCCGGAAGACAAGAAAGAGGCAGAAGCACAGGCGTAACGCATTATGGCGGGCACATGTGCCCGCCGGTTAATCAGGAGTCGAATACATGCTGACACCGGCACAACGATACCTTCAGCGCGTGATGGCGCATCATCGGGCTGATCCATTCAGTCGCGAAGAGCAGCGAACACGAACGGCACATGAACAGGTTCTTCACCAGTTACGCCTCGCCCAGTTGCAGCTGAAGGGCGTGCAGTCGAACATCGCGAAAGCGGAGCTGAAGAAGCACCTGATACCGAATTTTGAAGGCTGGATAGACGGCACGCTGGCAGGCGACAGCGGACGCCAGGACGAAGTCATTACCACCATGATGGTGTGGGCAATTGACTGCCGGGATTATCCGCTGGCACTGCGTATCGGTGAGTACGTCATTCGTCACCGGCTGGCACTGCCGGACAACTTCGGGCGCGATTCGGCGACCGTGCTCACCGAAGAAATTGCCGAAGTTGTGCTGACAGAAGCCGCCACCAACAGCGAAACCGACTTATCCGGCTATATCCGTATGCTGGACGAGCTGGATGCACTGGTTCACGACCAGGACATGCCGGATCAGGTTCGTGCAAAACTACATAAGGCGCGGGCATTTTCACGGCGCGCATCAGGCAGTACGGAAGACATGACTGTGTCACTTGGTCTGCTGCGTGAAGCCATGCGCATCAATCCGGCAGCGGGCGTGAAGCGTGAAATCGCCACGCTGGCCAGAAAGGTATCAAAGGTTCAGCCGGAACCGGAAAAACCAGCAGAAGAGAAAAGTAAATCGAAAGCAACATCAGGGCGCAAAAAGCCGACTACAAAAGCGACGGCCAGAAAAGCCACGAAAAAAACCGCCGCAAAACCGGCGCGCAAGGCGACCTGATAACACCGGACCCGACCTCGTCGGCAGGCGGCGCGACCGGTGATCTGATCGCTGACTCCCGGTCATTTTCACCGGTCGCCCACCGCCTGATCTACAGGAGAAGACATCATGAGCATGGTAGCCAGACCCCGTGTGAACGACGCCACGGATGACACGACAGACACCGACGACGGAGAAGCGCGCATCAGTACAGACGCGTTCTGGCCGGATATCGTGCTGAAAGAGCTGCGCCTTGCCATGCGCATTCCCGGGCGCACCACCACGTCACGTCTGCTGCATTCGGCCACCGAAGCTGTGGCACACGTAACGGCAGAGCTTGACACCTGGAAACAGAAACAGGAGGCGGCGGGACGGTCGACACTGGCGGACGTTCCGGCAGCACACATCAACGGTGAGAGCGTGAACGTGCACCGGTATCGACGCGCGGTGTATGCACTGACCCGCGCGGGAGTTCTTGAGCGTTCGCGGGATGTGGACACCACCGACAAAGGTGATCGCCGGGCCGATGCGCTGGACATGCAGATTGAAGATATGTGGCGCGATGCACGCTGGGCAATATCCGATATTCGCGGCGTCAGACGGATTTATGCGGAGCTGATTTAATGAAGGTAACCGCGCATGACGGCGACACCGTTGACTTACTCTGCCAGCGTCATTACGGCATGACAAAGGGCGTGACAGAGCGCGTTCTGGCTGCCAATCCGGGGCTGAGTAACACGGTATTCCTCACTGCCGGGCAGGAAGTTGAATTACCGGAAATCACACAGGAAAAACAGCGCGAAACCGTTCAGTTGTGGGATTGATTATGTTTCAGAGAATTTACGACCACATTACGTTTTTCACATCCGTCATGGTCACCGGTATAGGGGTTATGACGCTGAGCGAGAAGATGGCGCTGGCAGGACTGATTCTGGGGGCGCTTTCACTGCTGCGCGGATGGATGCACAGAACACGTATGGAGCAGGCACAGGAGCGGCGCAATGAGCTTATTGCACGCATTGCCGACCAGATGCAGCACCGACCACTAAAAGGCAGCGAGAAGCGCGCTCTGGAAGCCCTGAATGCAGACGGGGAATCACATGCCAGGACAGATTAAACGCTATGCCGTTGCCGCCATCGTGGCGCTGGGTTTTTCGCTGGCCCCCGGGGAGCTGAGAACCTCACAGGAGGCACAGGAAAAAATTGCCACCTGGGAAGAGTGTCGGGCATTCCCGTACAGGGATATCGCTGGCGTGAAAACAGTGGGTTGTGGCTCAACGGGAAACGTCCCCGACCGCCACCATACCAAACAGGAAGTTGCCGGTCGATGGGTGAACGATTTACGACGGGCGGAGAACTGCATCAATCAGAATTTCAATGGCCGCGACATGCCACAGCGCCACTTTGAGGCAATGACGGATGCTGCCTTTAATCTGGGGTGCAAAGGCCTGATGTGGTTTAAGGGGCGTGACGGGAGGATGCACAGAACAACCATCTGGAAGTTCGCTCAGGGAAAGAACTGGAGCGCAATGTGCGGCAGGCTGACGGATTTTGTGAACAGCGGCGGACGCTATTCACAGGGGCTGTTTAACCGGCGCAATGACTTCAGGAACTGGTGTATGAACGGAGTGAAGCAATGAAAACACCTGCCGTGTTGCTCTGGTTTCTTGCCACCCTGTTGCTTTGTGGCCTGACAGGCTGGGAAGCATACCGCAAAGGGAAGGAAAGTCTCGGACGGGAACAGATGATGGACATCATAGAGGACAACCGCGCCGCCATGCAGGAAGTTCGCCATGCATACACAGACTTTTCCAGGGTGATAAACGTGATCCGCATTCTGGACCAGCAACGGATCACAGAAGGAGAGCAACGACGTGAAGAAATGCAAAAAGCCGTGCAGGGCGACACGTGTGCCAGCGCTTATCCTCCCGCTGCTGTTACTGAGCGGTTGCAGCAACACGCCGCACACGTTGAAAACCAGACTCGTTTACGAGCCGGTGCCGACAGTTCTGACAAGGCAGACCCCGGTTCCGGCACTGGAAATACCCGTGACATGGTACAGGGTGACTGAATGGAGCGATCGGCTACTGGAAGCACTCGACACATGCAACGCAGACAAGGCTGCGATCGCCTGGCTGGATAAACAAAGAGCAGAACGGGCGCAAGATGCGCCCCATCAGGAGTAAACGATGAGCAAAAAACACTTTGAACTGATTACTGCCACCAACCGCGCAGAATTCGCTGAAAAAGTTAACAAGCGGTTACAGGAAGGCTGGGAACTTCTCGGTAATGCCGGTATTGCATCAGAGCCGGGAGTCCCCTGGTATCTCATGCAGGCTATGGTTTCAGGCAGTGATGACCAGGGAGGCACCATTATCACCCCGACATCCGACAGCGAACCGGAGTGGTATTACGTTGTGGTGAGCGCTGGTCAGTCCAACTCTATGGCATACGGTGAGGGGTTACCTCTCCCGGAAAGTTACGATAAACCCGATTCGCGCATTCGCCAGCTGGCACGCCGCAGCACCGTAACCCCGAGCGGAAAAGCTTGTGCCTATAACGACATCATTCTGGCGGATCACTGCCTGCATGACGTGCAGGATATGAGCCAGTACAACCACCCGAAAGCCGACCTGAACAAAGGTCAGTATGGCTGTGTGAGTCAGGGATTGCACATTGCGAAGCGCCTGCTGCCATTTATCCCGGCAAATGCGGGGATCCTTCTGGTCCCATGCAGCCGTGGCGGTTCCGGCTTTACAACCGGTGATGCGGGGCAATTCAGCGAGATCGGCGGCGCAACTGAAAAATCCTGCCGCTGGGGAACGAACACGCCGCTGTACAAGGATTTAATCAGCCGCACAAAAGCAGCGCTGGCGAAAAATCCGAAAAACGTCCTGCTGGCCGTCTGCTGGACACAGGGCGAGGCAGATCTTGAGAAAGAACAAAACGCCGCACAGCATAAAGATCTTTTCACAGCCATGGTGAAGCAGTTCCGGGCTGACCTGGCCGATGTTGCGAAGCAGTGCAACCAGGGCAACCCTGAAAGCGTGCCGTGGATTTGTGGAGATACCACCTACCACTGGAAAAAAACCTACGAAGCACAGTACGCAACCGTGTATGGCGGATACAAAAACAGCACTGAGAAGAATATTGTTTTTGTGCCTTTTGTTACGGATGAGTACGGGAAAAACACCCCAACAAACGAGCCGACAGAAGATCCGGATATTGCGGAAGCGGGTTATTACGGTGCCGCATCCCGCAGTAGCGGAAACTGGGTAAGCCATCTGCGTGGAACGCACTTCAGCTCATGGGCCCGCCGGGGCATTATTGCCGATCGCATGGCGTCAGCAATCCTGCTTAACGTCGGCCGCACGCTGCCATTTATTGCGGGTACAGAGCCGGAACGCGTGGCAAAACCATCACAGGATGCACCGGGCGGCATCAGTAAGCCATCTTCACCGGAAGCAGAACAACCGGCAGTCAGACCGGGGCCGGTCACGCTCATGAGTCTGCTGGCATCATCTCCTGAACTGGAAAGCCAGGGCTGGACGCTGAGCGAAGGCAAAAACGGGGCCAACACACCAAAACAACTGAAAGACATGCTGATCGGTGATGAGGAAGCAACAGGGAAAAAAGCCCTGAAACTGACCAAACAGGAAGGCAATACCTGGTATCTGGAGCATAAGGCCGGTAATGGTGCTGACCTTCTGAAAAATGGCGGGACTGTAAGTTGCCGATTCAAAATCGAGGGTGAGCTGAAAAAAGACCAGTACGCAATGGCGATGTACTGGAAAACATCAGCATTACCGCAGGATGTGAAATTACTGGGGGCAGATCCAAATAATTTATTGCTCTCATTCTTTCTTCAGACAGACAGCGCAAACCTGAATCTGATGTATCACAAAACGCCAAACGAACAACTGGGAACCTTTGGTCAGTTCAATAACAACTGGCACACCATAGCGTTTCGTTTTGCGGGAAACAACAGCACCCAGGTAACACCGGTTCTGGATGGCGTGGACGGAAAACCGTTCATGCTTTCCACATCAAAAGCCGATGTTACCAACGACACGTTACGCGTGACCGATATCACGTATCGGCCGACCTATACCGTACTGATTGACAGCCTGAGCGTTGTCGTAAATCAGCCACCGGCATAACAATGCTTCCCAGCCATCCGGCGGGGAAGCTCGCTGACAACCGGGAAAATAAAAGGAGCAAGCCATGGGATTTATTCATCAGATAATGTTGTATTTCAGTACCGCCGTATCCCTTCTGTATCTGATCTCAGGGGGATATAAAGCCGTCCGCAATTTCTGGAACAAAAAGATAGATGAAGCAGCCGCCAGGAAATCAGCTGGCGGAGCGGTCAACGGGGTATTGCCATAACAACAGGCACAGCGCATCAGAACGGCACCACTGTCCACAGCAAAAGAAACAAAAAACCCTCCGGTATACGGAGGGTGCAAGAGGGGAAAGGTGAGCAAGAAAGAACCCGAATTAAAAGCCATTTAATTTTGAGATTTTTAATTGCCACACGCAACACGTTCTACGGTGTTTTATGCTGAAACTGAATTCATTACGCGAAGCTCTGACCAGCAACTGCCGGTGGTGTAAGGCCAGCCCGGAAAAATTCACGGTATTCATTGAATCGGGTGGCATTGAAACCACCGGTGAATCCCCCTCATTCCTGTACCGCTACAACCTGGTGTTGTTCGTCATGGACTTCACAGAAAGTATCGACAACATCATGCTGCCGGTCATGGCGTGGCTGTACAGGAATCAGCCGGATCTTCTTCTCAATCCGGAGAAGAACAAAAGCATCAAATTTTCGACGGCCATCAACGATGACGACAGTGCCGATATCCTGCTGGAAATCCCGGTATGGGAGCGCGTGATTGTGCGCCGTAATGACGACGGCACGGTGACGGCAGAGCACATCGGTGAGCCCCCGATAAGCCGGGCACTGGAAGCATGGCGCGTAGTGTTTGAAGACATGACGTGGCGAACCGGAACGGAGACCAGCACATGAGAGCGGACCGCGAACTGGATGTCATCTTTCAGGATATTCTTTCCGGCCTGTCGGCAGCCGGAATTCAGCGCACGGCAATGAGCGTGGGTAAGGTCGTCCGACAGCTACAGACAAAACGCATCAGAAGCCAGGTATCCCCGGAAGGCCAGCCATGGGAGAAACGAAAACGCCGCATCATGCGCATACAAAAAGGCGTGAAGTTTATCTGGAAGGACGGCCAGGTAAGAAACCTGAAAAACTGGAGCACGTCACAGGGATGTTTCGGGCAGAAAATCACCGGCTACGATACAGACGCCGGGGGGATCAGGACGTTTTACAAGGCAGACATCGGGGACTACCTGGAAATTAACACACAGCGCGTCGCAGCAAGAGCATCACGTCGCTCACCTATGTTCGAAAAGCTGAGAACAGCACGCTTTCTGAGAATCATCCCCGACACAAACGGCGTAAGTGTCGGCTTTCAGGGCCGGGCCGCGCGTATTGCCAGAGTGCACCAGTTCGGTGAGGTGGGCCTGGTATCACCCGGGAACGCCACGAAATACCCCGTGCGCGAGCTGCTGGGCCTGAACGAAAAAGACAAACAGCAAATCACAGAAACCGTGATTGCCGGACTGGGGAAAGCAGCGAAATGAACATCGAGCTTATGCGTCTGCTGGAAAACATTGTGCGGATTGGTGTGGTTACGGAAATCAACACCGACACCTGGGAGGTGCGTGTGCAGACCGGCGGCCTGACCACAAACTGGATCCGATGGAACAGCGGGCGGGCCGGAAAATTTAAAATCTGGATCCCCCCATCACCGGACGAACAGGTGTTTCTCCTATGCCCGGGCGGCAATCCGGAAACCGCAGTCAGCGCAGGAAGTCTGTACAGCAACGACAACCCGCCACCGGGATCGCTGGAAAACGAAATGGTCATTACCGCGCCGGACGGTGCGGAATTTCGCTATAACGCACAGGAAAGCAGCCTGACGGCCAGAGGTATAAAAACCGCAACCATTACGGCTGAAACCAGTATCACGCTGGACGCGCCAAAGGTGGAATGTACGCAGTTGCTGAAGACAAAGACATTCGAGCTGACCAGCGGCGGAACAATGAAAGGCAACGTGAAACACAGTGGCGGCAGCCTCGAATCAAACGGCATCACCGTACACACCCACGTACACAGCGGAGTGAAGAGCGGTAGCGATACGAGCGGAGGCCCACAATGAGTACCGGCTACACAGGCATGAATCACGCAGGCTACGGAACGCTGACAGACATCGACCATCTGAACCAGTCAATCACGGATATTATCCTGACACCGGAAGGTTCGCGTGTTATGCGGCGCGAGTATGGCAGCAACCTGCCCGCTCTTCTTGACAGTCCGGCAAATGAAATAACCAGACTGCGCTGTATGAGTGCCGCCGTGATCGCCATTACACGATGGGAGCCACGCGTTGCCATAAACAGCGTGGACCTGACGTGGAGAAACAATGGCAGCGCAGTGTTATCCATGAGCTATCTGATTGTAAGCACCATGCAGAGCGCCAGTATTTCCGTTGATATACAGGGAGGGAAGGATGCCGACAATTGATTTATCCCAGCTGCCGCAACCGGCGATCATTGAATCGCTGGATTATGAAGTGATTCTGGCACAGACAAAGACATTCATGATTAGCGTCTTTCCGGAAGCCATGCGCGATGAAGTGGCGGCAGCCCTTGAACTGGAGTCCGAACCACTGAACATCATCGCTCAGGCTATGGCATGGCGGGAGCTGTTACTGCGGCAGCGTATCAATGATGGCGCAGCGGCCTGTATGCTGAGTCATTCATCAGGAAGCGATCTTGACAATCTGGGTGTAAACATGAATGTGCAGCGCCTGGTTATCACCGAAGCAACGGAGACCACACCGGCGGTAATGGAAAGTGACGCCGCGTTCCGGATGCGCATACAGAGCGCCTTTGAAGGGATGAGTGTTGCCGGGCCTTCCGGCTCATATGAGTATTTTGCACGCAGCGCAAGCGGAAAAGTGGCAGATGCCAGAGCAACCAGCCCGGCACCGGCGGAAGTTGTGGTTGCGCTCCTTTCAGCCGACGGAGACGGAACGGCGAACGAAGCACTGATTAACGAAGTGAAAGCCGTACTGAACGACGAAACAGTTCGCCCCGTGGCGGACAGACTGACGGTGAAAAGCGCGGAAATCATCAGCTACAAGATTGATGCGACACTCTATTTTTACCCGGGGCCGGAATCAGAACCCATACTTCAGGCCGCACGAGCACAACTGGAGGCGTGGCTGGCAGAGCAGCGAAGAATTGGTCGTGACGTTGCCCGTTCAGCCATCATGGCGGCCCTGCATGTGCCCGGAGTTCAGCGGGTGGAGTTAACACAACCAGCGAAGGATCTGGTGATCAGCGAAACACAGGCGGCGCGATGCTCCGCCACAGAGATTCGCGCCGGGGGGACCGATGAGTAAAACGGTGCTTCCGCCGTCTGCCAGTGTTTTTCTGAAAACCGTTGATCGCTCCGGGGAAAAAATCAGCCAGCTGCCGGTGAAACTTAACACCCTGTGGAATGCGGACGAATGCCCTGAAGTACTGCTGCCATGGCTCGCATGGACACTTTCAGTGGACAGATGGGATAAGGCATGGACGGAAGAGACTCGCCGGGACGTTATACGCGAGTCGTGGATGGTTCACCGTCATAAGGGGACCATCAGCGCCATGAGAAGAGCTATTGCCCCGTTCGGCGCGCTGCTGAGCATTACAGAGTGGTGGGAAAACGGCGACCCTCCAGGCAGTTTTCGTCTCAACATCGATGTTACACATGCAGCCCTGACAGAGGCGACCTATCAGGAAATGGAGCGCATGATTGCGCTGGCGAAGCCGGTAAGCCGTCACCTGAAAGCACTGAGGCTGACATACATTGCAAAAGGGGAAGTCTTTACCGGGGCAGTGAGTCATAGCGGAGACATCATACAGGTATATCCGGACGCAACACTGCCGAACCCCTGCATTACCGGAGGAGAAATTTATTGTGCTGGCGCGATTTACGACAGTGACATAACCCGGGTTAAACCGGATACGGAGATACCGTCACCGTGCGCCGCACAAGCCGCTATCTGTATAGCCGGAACAACATACGACGGCACAACGACCATCGTAAAACCGGCACCGGAGGAACCATGACACAGAAATACAAAACCATTATCACCACTGAGGGCCGCCGGAAGCTGGCCGAAGCCCTGAAGCCCGGTGGAAAAAAAGTCACCCTGGCAAAGATGCAGGTGGGCGACGGCAACGGCCAGGAAGTGGAGCCATCAGAAGGGCAAAAACAACTGGTGAAAAAAGTCTGGGAAGGGAATATCTCCAGCATCACACAGGATGCGGAGAATGAAAGCTTTGTCACCGCAGAGCTGGTTATTCCTGCTGACCAGGGCGGCTTCTGGGTGAGGGAGATTGGGTTATTCGATGATGAAGGTGCCCTGATTGCTGTTGGCAACGTAGCAGAAGGTTACAAACCGAAGCTGGAGGAAGGTTCAGGTCGGGAGCAGGTATTCAGGATGGTTATTCTCCTGAGTAATATTTCTGCGCTGAATATTAAACTGGATCAGTCAGTTGTCATGGTCACAAAAGCCGCTCTGGATCAGGCCATCAAAGAACATGAAAAAAGCGGCACCCACCAGTCTGCATCCACAAGCACAAAGGGATTTGTGCAACTGAGCAGTGCCACCGACAGTGACAGCGAAGAAACAGCCGCAACCTCTAAGGCCATCAAAACGCTGAAAGGAATGATTAATGAAAAATCTTCAGTCACTGACGCCACGACCAGCCAGAAAGGCATCGTCCGGCTGAGCAGCGAAACGGGCAGCGCCGCCGAAAACGCCGCTGCAACACCAAAGGCAGTCCAGCTCACCATGCAGAAAGCCACTGAAGCCGAAAAACTGGCTGAACAGGCTAAACAGAGTGCACAGGCAGCAAGTGAGAAAGCCTCAACACTGGAGCAACAAATCAATGCCACAAACCAGACCGTACAACAACTTCAACAGTCAACACAAAGCGGAGCACAGAAGGCGAAATATACCGCGCTGACCGTTGATCTCAATACACTGGGAAAACCAGAACACCACGGGGATTACTATCAGTCGGCCAATAAAGATGCAACCACCGCCATGCACTACCCCGTTGAACAGGCGGGATACCTGTCCGTGAAAATGGGAGCCTGGGGTTTCTGTCAACAGGAATACACTACATGGAACCCCATCAGGAAGTTTGTCAGGGCTGTCAACGGTAATTTCACCGGAAATGGTCCATGGACGGACTGGAAGGAACTGGGGGCCGAGGGGCCAGCGGGTCGACAAGGACCTGCCGGGCCGACGGGGCCGACGGGACCGACGGGGCCGCAGGGGAACACCGGACCACGAGGTTTGCAGGGAGAAACAGGAAGACAGGGCCCGACAGGTGAACCCGGACCACAGGGACCACAAGGGCCAACCGGAAGGCTGGTACCCGGGGAAATTTACAGCATCGGAACATACATTATT